CTGCTATCGAATAAGTTTGAAGGGTAATAACCAGCACCTAAAAAATGTCTTTTTAAGACAAGTGAGAATGTCCCTCCAAGATCTAATGTGGTGGCAAAATCGTAAGTTCCTGTTGCTTTTGTGGCTGGACTTGTAATTGATGTGCTAGTTAAAATCAATCCACCTTTAGTTGCATCGTATTGAGTGTTGTTAAATAAACTACTTGTTGTGTTATTAAAAGTAGGAGTATCTGTATCTTCTCTATCAGTTTTTACAGTAATAGAATCGAGAATATCTACAAGAGAAAGGTCTACACTAGCTGCATTGCTACTAAATCTACCGCCATCATCTTGAAATTTAAGTAGATAAGTACCAGCTAAAGCAGGGACAATTACTTCGCTGGCATTACCAGCAACAGCTTCAATAACGTCTTGAGCAGATTGAAATGTTGCTTGATTTCCCGTTTGGTTAGTATGTCTTACATAAACTCGACCACCATGTAAAACGTCTATAGCAGTTGATTGGTCAAATCTTAATCTTGCAAATTGCTCATTAATAGGTTCAATAGTTAATCCTGAAACATCTTCTGGTAATCCTGTTTTACCTTGAGCATTAAACGAGGCTTCAGTTGGATTTGCAGATATTTCTCCTGATGCATTGTATGAAAATACTTGAACTGTATAGAGTCCTTTCGCAGTATCTAAAATTTCATAATCACTGCTAAAAACAATTTGTGAAACGTAATTACCGTTTTCTAATTTGTAATTAACAAGATATTGAGTAACACCTACCACAGGTTGCCAATCTATAATTAATTTACTTCTAGCCAAACTATTTATAACAACTGTTTGCTCTGTGATCGTTAAGTTACTTGGTGGCGATGCTGGAGCGTTAAGTACAGAAATTGTCCTGGTGGGTAGTGGGGTTCCATCTTCAATAAACGCATATTTACCCTCTACATAGGTTAAAGCTGTAATTACATAGTTAATATCATCTTGTTCCTCAACTTGAATAACTCTAAATAATTGAGTCTGTAAAGATGAACTAGAGAGTAGATAGGGCGTATTTGAACTCGGTGCAGAAGTAAATGCAGAAGCAGTCGTTCCATCGAATTTTGTAACGCTACTAACAGTAATAACCGCATTTGAAATACCAGATATTGTACCTGTTTCTACGGTTCCATCGGATAAAATAACGCTGATTGTAGGGCTATCGTCTAAAGCTGGAAGTCCTGTTTGGTCTTTGGCATCAATGGTAATAGATGTTGTTGTTGCAGATACTACACGACCACCTCTTCTAGCTCCTGCTCTTACTGGATCGTTTATTTCAATAACAGAGCCAGGTCTGACAACAACTCCAGCATCTATTGAGGTTGTAAAAGAAACTGTTTCAGATTCATTTTGTTCAGCAAATAGTATTGCACGGCCCAATCTCGCAGCCTGATTACGAGACGTACAGGCATATGCTTTTACCTGTTTAAGAATCGTTCCAAATTTACTTATTGCTGTTGCATCTTCAATGACCTCAAAATCTATCTCTTTTGAGTCCATATTAAAATAGCTTACAGAAATAACACTATGTCTGGTTTTTAAACTACTTCCTGAGTAACTAAAGCCAGACTCTCCTACATTCGCTAAATTGAACAAATAACTAGCTGATGCTTCTTTGTCTTGGGATAAAGTTATACCTCCAGCAGACCAAATGGGCATACATCTCATAACACCAGCTAAATCATTAATCGCTTCAAATGCTTCTTTGGGACTTTGAATATTTACGTTACAACTAAATCTTGCCTCTTTTGCACCTGATCCTGTTCCATCATCTACTTCTTCATTTGCATATTTACTGGCAGCAACAAAACTAAATAAATCTATATTGCTATCGACTATATGATTTCCTAGTCCATATCTAGTGTTTGTCAGCAAATCTAGTAAACACATCGCTGGACAATTTGTATAAGTTGCTGCTCCCATTACTCCGTTAAAAACGTAACCGCTTGGATAGATAATTCTTCCAGTTTGAATATCAACTGTTGGTGTTCCCGAACTATTTGCTCCTGCTCCTGGTATTCTTACTTTTACACCTCTTATACGATACTTTCTTGAAGGAATACGATTAAATTGTTTACTGTCAAACCGAAGGGCAGTGTACGCACTGTTGGGGTAAGTAGAAGAAGTATCTAGGACTTCTTGAAAACTGGTGAATTGAAAAGCGTTAACTTTATTAGATTCTGTGCTGTCTGCTGTTATCCGAATTACTCTTATATCAACAGTTGTATATCCACTTGTTAATTCAATTCTGTGATCTCTTGCATAGGCATCAGCCGTTCTACCGCTAACGGAA